TTCCGTGGTGCCGCTGAAGTTTTCGTAATGAGTGAAGTCACCGAGGTCGTTAATGACACACCGTTCACCTGGTACACACTCATCAAAAAGAATCTGGAATGCTGACATCAACTCAGCCACAGCGATCTTCAGGTCAAAGTTACCGCCCGTCTCAGCTTCATGAGCGAGCATTCCCAAATGGGCATCACCGATTTGAAACCACGGTATGATTTCTTTTTGGTAGTTCTTCATGTTGAACTTTGGTGATTTGAGTTTCGGTAACGTCTCGAAGAATAAGTCAGCTTGCTCTTGGAGCATTTCGTCGAACTGCTGTTTATCCAGTCGCGACTTCACCCATTGCTGAGTGGGTTTACCATCCTTATCGTAATAAGTGGAGACACCCCCAGCGACAAACGGCTCAGGCACTGCACGCGTGTAATCATGATCTGGTGAATAGCCTTTCGATGCCGCATGTTTCTTTGCGTTCTTGATTGTCCGATGAATATTTTGATGATTTATTCCCAACTTTTTAGCAGCTTTTCTATGGGAACCTGTGTCACTGAGCGCTTGAATAAGCAAAGCTTGATTTGGTGTGACGTAAGGGATTAAGGGTAATAGATCATCGTATTTCATAACGGAACCTCTAAAGTAACTCTCGCACTTCCTGTATAAATTTGTCTACTCCCTCGACACCATATACTACATCAGTATGTGCACCATGTGCACTTAGTCGCTCTAATTCTCGTTCTTGCCATGGGCTCAGGCGACCATCAACAGTCTTTACTTCAACGAAAAAAACCAAACCCTGAATGATAACGATACGATCAGGCACACCATTGACCCCCGGCGACACCCACTTGCGAGTCATACCGCCGAGCTTAAGTATTTCACTATCGAGGTATCGTTCGACCATATTCTCACGTCTTGCCATACTGTTACCTATCATCAAGTAGATCATGAAATAATAGAAATGAATTAAGTACTTCACTTGTCATCCTCGCTCATTAAGTCGGCTAGTTTTCGGGCTTCTTTGATATACCATTCATAGTTAATATTTTCTCTATCAATTGACGTTACGAATTTAATATCATCGAACTCTTCAATACCGAGTGAATTACACAACTCAACATTCCAACCAGTGTTGATGCCTGTTCGACGTTCTTCATACGTTGACTTATTTTTAGTGTGTATGCGCTCATCCCATGCGTCACCGACTTCCTTCAGGATCTCTTGGTAATAGTGTTCAGGTACTCCGTTTTTCTTTTTAAACGCACCTCTTGGTCCCGCAGGCGGCATAACCTTCTCGAGCGGTCGACCGCTGATCGATACGAAATATCTGACGATGTTAGCAACCTTTTCACCTCCCCATTCCAGAACTGTAGATCTGGGTACCTTCGCTCGTAGGAAGAAATCAAAGATATCATTGTGGTTGATGATAAAGGACCGAATGTCACTACCGTGTACAAGTGCAGCTTCAGCAGCTTTAGGTACAATGAGTGCTGAGTGATTTTGATGCCAGCCCAATTCATATTCGTATGCGCCTTTACGTTTCAATTTACCATCAGTGTATTCAGCAATGTAGTTGTTCACATCGCGGATCATCATGCGATTGTAAAACGCACTTTCTAATTGCAACCCTGTTAACTGTTCCCACCATCCGCAGACAGACACCACCCACTCACTCAGCGAACGAGGACACCGGATAGTCAGACCGTCAGTGTTGATCTGAATCATCTGGACATCAGGCGACCCCATAAGCGCCTCGGCAAGCATACAAAGAAGTAGCTGACCATTGATTGTGATTGACATTGTGTACTGGGGATCGAAGAAGGGGGAATATTTATTGTTGGAGTCACCGTAGACGCCATTGAGAGCAAGCTTAAGCATGGCGTTTTCAGCAGTTCCTTTTTTATATCCCTTCCGCATTTCGTACACTTCTTTGTATACACGACAGAAAGTGTCTCCGAGGTGCTGGGGATATAATCGGTTTGCAATCGCCAAGTTCGGATAGTAGCTTGCAACGTCAAGATCGATGATGACGTTATCACCATCTGATTCAACAATGGTGGACGAGATTGATCCATGTATCCCCCCTGTTCCGAAGTCAAATTCGAAACCATTTACACTACAACTAATATCTTTGAATACACCCTTTGTTTCAGTGATCACTTGAGATTTAAACCACTCAAGAATCCTGTTGAACTCAGGGTGGTTGAATTTCACATAAGGCAACACCACATCACCTAAATCAATCTTATCACGAACAGTCTGCACCATCTGACGCTTGCCATCCGTGTACCGATAACAACACCCTGGTGACGCTTTCTCAAGCTCCATGATGAAGTAGTCTTTACCGATCTTGGTGTCGTTGTGATTCAAAAAATTCTTGTCGTATTTTTCCGTGAGTTCTTCGCGGAAATTAATTTGATCCTTCGACTCATGGTAAAACTTCACCGTGGCATCAACGTCGTGATCGTTATACTGACACAGTGTTTCAATTTGCTGGTCGTTCAGTTCAGTACCAACTTCGAATGGTAGATCTTCAATGTCAGCCATTCGCATATTGAACTCGAGCACCTTGAGACTGGTCGCTCGAGCCATGTTGTCAAAGTGGTGAATTTTATACAGGTCTATCTGCGGCACCAGCCAATCGGACTCCCACACCATGTGTGCGAATTTAGCATTTTGGTGTGCGTTGATGATCGACATGGCTTTATTGTAAATATCAGATGCACCGATGAATGAACTTGCATTCATGCACACCCAATGCACAATGGGGTAATCGAACCCTATGTTGTTAAACCCAACCCATCGATTCCCGTTTATTTGGCAGTACTTGATAAACAGAATCAATAGTTCCAGATCGTTGCGACGCGGTGATATTTCAAACGACCAACGACGATCCAGATCCACATGGCGACAACGAAACGTGAAGACATTGGGGTATGTCTCAGTATCGTAGGCAATGTCGCCTTGAGGTAGGTTGAATAGGAATTCAGGTAACATTTTTAATTTCTATACTATTTACTATTTGTTTTAAGTTTTCCAGATCCTCAACTGAACGTAACACTAAAAACGAATCGTCAGAACTTCTTCCCATTCTCAGCAGCACGATTTTCACGTTTGTGATCCTGGCGCTCGGCGTTGTAAGCAAGCTTTTCCTCAATGGCACCTTTCAGATCATACTGTTGAAGATTTGCTACAACGATGATGGTATCCAGCAATGCTGAATAAAAAAGTGGGTCAGGTGCCAAATCGGATGTTTTGAGAAACGGTACACCAAAAGCGACCACACCCATGGAGATCAAAAGATGCAGTGCTGCTGGGTCATCAGTGGACGCGATGAATTCTTCTTCCATTTGATCCACGGTATCAGTCAGTTCGTAAATAAGACCGCAATGGGCACCGAGGTCAACGGTTCTGATGAACGCGTCAGCAAGTTCAACCTCTTCCATTTGCCGATGTGGTAAATGATCATCCATGAGATTCTTACGCGCACCTTCAGTGGCCTCAGCTACCTCAGTGAGAATGAGCTGTACTGTAGTCATTAAGCAGCGGTTGACATCATCCCACCACCCAACTTCTTTGTTCTGCGTGTACACTCGCTGTGCGAGTTCGTTGACATATTCTTGCGTTAGTTCAGTTTGCATTAGTTGTTCTCACTTTTTATGGTTAAACTTGTACAGCTAGTCTCGCTCTAGAATAAGAACTTCGTCGGCCATATTTTCAATTGACTGATCAGTTAGTCCAGTTTCCTCTCCGGTTGATAACTCGGCAATTGAATAACTTTCACCGCGCTGATCCCAAAACCTGATTGCTTCCATCTAATTCACTCCGTACATATTTTAGATTTGGCGCTACCGTGGGGAATCGAACCCCACTTCACCGCCCACTTGGTGCGACCTCGCGGCTGGCTACCCTGGTGCCACCGTCATCTAGAATTTGGTGGCGGCTCGCGTACATAAAATAAATTCAGGCTGCAGCAAGGCGCGCTTGCGCAGAATTAAAGTATTTAGGCTCAATCTCAATTCCTACGAACTTGCGCCCCAGGTTTTTGCAGGCCACGCCAGTGGTGCCGCTTCCCATACAATTATCTAAAACTGTGTCGCCCTCGTTTGTGTAGGTTCTTATGAGCCACTCAACAAGCGGTACCGGCTTTTGTGTTGGGTGAAGATTTTCCAGCCTATTGTCTTTCGATACCTTTTGAACACTTCGCGGGTACCGGCTTGTAGAGTCATAATGTGTTTTCTTTACTCCTTTGCCGTACACTTCGCTACCAATCTCTTTGCGGCCTGCAGTCTTTCGCGCGTGTCCGTGCGTCATTTGCGGGTTATAAGTTGGAAGCGACCTATAGAAAACCAAGATATTTTCGTGTGCCTTGAGTGGCATTTTCTTAGCGTTAAAGAAGCCAGTAGCTGCAGGCTTCTCCCAAATGATTTCATACCGAAGCCAATCAAGCTTGCTAGCACCTAGAACCTTATCAAAAGGGGTTTGTGCAAATAGGACGATAGCTGCAGATTCCCTGCATACTCGTTCGTAATGTCGCCACAGAGTCTCGAGGTCTATAACCGAATCCCATTTACACTGAGTTGTCCCATAGGGCATATCACAGCACACCATATCAATACTGTTATCCGGTACCGCACTTAGCAATTCTAGGCAGTCGCCATGCATTAATTTCACTTAGTTGACCCTTGTTCGTAGTACATTATTTAAGCTTAAAAAAAACCGGAGTCGGCCATGTCACTCGCAACCCTTATGTATTATCCTCACGGAACTCCGGCGACATCGACCTACGCGAAGCTAGGCTCAACGATCCCAAACTTAGTACACAAATCAGCCTTACTAAGCACCTCTTGACCACAATAATAATACCCCGGTGACAACGGGTGCTCAGTCCAACCTTCAGGTGGGAACTGTGGTGCTGCGACAGGTGGTGCTGCGACAGGTGGCGGTGGGGGAGCTGTTGGAGCCTGTGGTGCCGCTGGAGCTTGATCGCCTACGTCGCCGAACA